ATATTTTCTGCCATCCTCCTCCTCTCGCCATGTAAGGGTAAAGCATTTTTTATCTCTTCAAAAAATGCTTTACCCCTTCTTTACCTCACACTCCCGCAAAACCTCAAAAATCCTACGGGTAAAATCCACCACCGTAAAACGCTCGCCACACACCACAATATCCTCCGGACGAACATCCGTCTCCGCAGGCAGATACACATAAGTCTTTTCCGCCAGTGTGATCTTTCCGCCAACGGTCCGTAGTTCCACCGTCTTCGATTCAACCCGTCCGATCGTCGTTTCCACCAGCGTTTCCGTCACCGTCGATCCACCATGACCATCCGCCACACGGCTCTCCCGGTAAATCATCACCGTCTCCGTCAACGATCCCTCCGCCACATTTCTCATCACATCCAACTCATCACCGCTTAAGATACCTGCCTCCTCTCCTCTTTTTCTTCCCGTCTCCGGTCCCCCATCCCCGGTCTTTTCCTTTCAGCTTTCAGCTTACCACCCCCGTTGGGGGTTGAGCTATCAGCTCCCTCATCGGCACCACCACCGGCGCCTCTCCCCAGATCGGGTGAGTATGCATCCTGCTCATCTTCTCTAACGGCACCTCACCGCGTTTCCAGGCATCAAAGCGCTCATTACCCATGATCTCTTTTTGTATAGTTTGATCCAGCGATAAGAAATACTCCTTTCCGGTCAGCCGTTCGCGTTTGTACCACGGCGGGACCACTAAAAACATGCAGCGTCCATTGGGATGGTCGCTCATCGTCTCGTTGATCTGATAAATCCGGCCATCCTCCAGCAAACACGCCAGACACGTGCGTGTGGATTTGCTCGCCCGGCGTTCGTACTGTTCGGCATAATCAGAATTTCGATACTCCGCCAGCTGACCAGTTCGCAATGCCCGCATCTGCTCCGTACGAGCTACAGTAAACGCCCGCTCCAGATTCCAGCTCATCGCCCCGTACATTTCCTTCGCCGTCACGCGTGGATTCCATCCCAGCGCCACACCGCGTGTCAAAGCCTCCGTCAGCTGCACAATCGACTTCGGATAATCCGCCATCAGCAATTCATACAGCGGCATCCCGTTCTGGCTGTAGCCAATCATGCTTCGCACAGCCTCAATACTCAATCGTTTATCGGACCCAAAAACACCAAACTCCGGGTACGTCAATTTCAAACTCTGATAACCAAGGTCCAGTCCATCCTGCGCGCCTACCTGTTGCAAAGAGCTGATATTCCCATCCGCAAAACGCATAAACCGGAAGATCTCACTCTGTAACTGAGCCAGAAGAGACTGGTACCGCTCCAGCTGATAAACCTGATAAACCGCCACTGGTTGCCCGCTTGCCTTGGCATCCCGCAACTCGTAAATCAAAGCACTGATCTTATCCTCCACAGACTCCTCAACCCGTCGCCAGCGGCGCACATAATCCGCCTGCAGGTTACGGTCCCGTAACAGCGCCTCTCTACGATATTCCTCTAACAGATCATCAACCTTCGCCACTTCTTTTCCTTTGCGTCTTTTTCTTAAATCTTTGCGTCTTTTCTTTTAAAACTTTGCGTCTTTGCGTCCTTGTCTTTTTTTCCTGTCAGCCGTCAGCTTTGAGCTTTGAGCTACTTCGGTTGCGGCTCAATCCTCAAAGCCCGAATCGCCCGCCTGCTCGCATGATACCGGCTCATCTTCATCGCATTCTCCTGCAATTGCGAAGCCTTGAAACCGCCACCCTCCACCGAGAAATCCATCTTCCCGGATTGCAATGCAGCCTTCTCAGCCCAGATCTCCGACGCGGCCGCATGCAAATCATACAGAGGCGTCCACAGGCTATTCGCTTCCCCATCCGGCAATGTCGGATCATACCCGGCAGCATCCGTCAACGGATATTTCTCAATCATTTCCCGGATCCGGTCATCGGTATAAGTCAAACTGGTCGGCTCCCCAACCATATAACGCAATCGCTGAATATCACTCAATGTTGCAGCCATAATCCTCCTAATTTTCCGCGTGGATCATCAAATATGGTTCAAATACCAATCCGCCTGAGGTAAACAAAATGTTGATCCGGTACGCCTTTCCGGACACAAGATTTTTCACAACTGGCAGGGTGATCACATTGCCTTCAACACTCGCGGATCCTTCCAGCACACTGGCACTCACATCCGACCACATACCTCCGCTCCAAACCTCGGCAGAGATCACCACATCGCTCGGGTTCGCTCCCCAGCTGGTGGTATCAACCTCGTAAACAATCTCCTCATTCTCGCCTTGCACTTTCACATCAATAATTCGACTCATATTCTTCTCCTACGCGATGGCAAATAAATTTCGTTATAACGCTCTGGTAAATCTAAAACAATCCCTCGCTCCGGCAATCCAACATACAAATCTCTTCCTGGCAAACTCAACCGCACAGCTGCCACCGTGCCAACTTTCCCGCTCGCATCCACAATCATGCCGTCCAGCTCAATTTCCGTATATCCAGAAATCACCACACTCCCCTGGAACAAAACGCCAATTTCCTCCAGAGAAAGTTCCGCAACACCATAAACCGTGTTATCCGCGATTTCACCACTCGCCACCAGCTGGCAATCATCCAACCCACCGTCCAGCGCACCCGAAACATCTACCGATCCATCCCCACTGCAAACCGCATCATCCAGCGCACAGCTCACAAATCCGGAAATAAAAACCGATCCAACTGCACTGATCCCGACATCATTCACAGCCTGGCTCAGCACGCCCTCAACCGGAACATCACCAATCGATCCATTCGCGGAGATCGTAACACTGGCCAGATCCTCAGCCAATTCACCGGATATGGAAGTCTCACCTGCGGAGGATAAACCGGCGTTATCCAGATTTTTAGCCAGACTGCCATCGATCGCCAGAATACCATAGGCGCTTATGCCAACACTACCCAGATCTTCAACCAGCACTCCGGATACACTCACGCTTCCAGCTGCAGAAATTCCGCAATCATCCAGCACCTTGCTCAAACTGCCTTCACATGCTTCATTCCCGGCCGTACCGCTGGCAGCAATCGAAACATCATCCAGATTTTTGGATAACACCCCGCTCAGCGATGGACCACCAGCGGAGGAAATCGAAACCGCATCCAGGCTTTTATCCAGCAATCCACTGACCGGCAATTCACCAGCTGCTGAAATCGAGACACCATCCAGACCTTTATCCAGGCTGCCTGTAATACTGGCAACCGCATCCGGAACTTCCACTTCCGCCCAGGATAATCCAACCGATCGCCGATTTGCTGTAGTTCCACCACTTGCAGGGGAAACAAACCGCAAGCGTAAATCTGCATAATTGGTGATTGCGTTCGCCTCAGATTCAGAAATTGTCAACGTATAGGTTGTCCAATTGCCGTCCAATGTCCGTTGTGTGTCAGTTGCGATAACAGTCGTCCCCTGTATCAGATAAGCAGTAACAACCGTTACGGAACCACCACCGTCTACTACCCCGGTTTTTGTTTTCGCCACCCGGTATTTAAAGGTATGACTTAATGCGGATTCCGGATCGGTTATATCCGACAACCCGCACTCATAAGTCACAGCCGTATTGTTGGTACCATAAAGATAATCGGAGTCACTCGGAGACGATTCGTCAATATCGGCATAAGTACCGCTCGCGACGTTCGTCCGGGTGACGTCCGAATCCGGCCTGGCGTACTGTGTCATTTCACCTCAGTTTATGCGTTCCCTGCAGTTAAAGTAAATCCAGTAATCGTCACCGGCTGCCCGGTAGCAATATTCACATTATTCAATTCCATGTCGCCACCACCGCCACTCCCAGAAACGGTTCCCTGCATGTGCTGGGTAGTGCCGTTGGAAGCATAAATCCGGAAATGCCCGGCAACACCATCCGCATCCCCGGCAACATCCTCCCAGGTACCGGCTTTAGCCTTCGATCCATTCGAGGCAGCCGCCATCCAATCACTTGGCAGAGTCATCGTCGCCAACACAGTCCCGGAATCTGCATCTGCAATATTCGTGGGTGGCGCCCCGGTTCTGATCTTCAACACCGCACTGGCACCAATCGCCGTTTCAATCGCATCCAGCTCCGCATTTCTAACCGCTACAGAAAATTTCAATGCCATTTACAACCTCCTTCGGTATGGGCAAAGCATTTTTATCTCTTCAAAAATGCTTCCTTCATATCGTAAGGGCAAAGCATTTTATCTCTTCAAAAATGCTTTGCCCTGCTCTTTAAACAATAAAAAACAGATCCATCACCTTCGCGCCATTCGGCGTACCGTTCAGCGCAAATAGATTTTTCTCCACCTCATCGCTATCCACGGTCAACGACCCGGTATCAGCCGAGCCATCAAACAGCTTCACCAGCAAACAGGCAGCATTCGCCAGAATCGCAGGCATCCCAAATTTCTTGGCCATACCTACTGACACAGTGTCACCACTACCATTTGTCTTAATCGGCAGCTGAATGCTGGTCACCTCTTTAAATGCCTTCACGCCTTCCACCTCAGTGGCAGCATTAAGTGCAATCGTATCGGTAATCGTCGCACCGGCTGCATTTTTCCCGGTCACAACCACATTACCAGCTATTCCTGCAGCATTCCCTTTAACAGTCACCGTCCGTGGAAAATCAGGATTGGTAATTCCGGCGGTAATCGTTTGTACACCCGTTGTCAAGGCTGTTGCCGCCAATACGGCAATCGCCGAACTCGCAGCTGGTGCAATCTGATAATGTCCAACAAACCCACGGTCAAAAGGCACTACCCCCGCCTCACCCTGGATCTTCTGCCCTAAATTTGGATTAAAAGGGTAAAAACTCATATTTTCCTTCTTTCTGTAAGGGCAAAGCAATTTTTATCTCTTCAAAAATTGCTTTGCCCCCTAACTCCTTGTCTTTTCTTCTTTCAGCTTTCAGCTGTCAGCTGTCAGCTGTCAGCTATCAGGGCACCAACACCGCAAATGGATATCGTGTGGCAGAGTTGGTATTCACCCGGTTAATCGGGTTCGGCAGCTGGAATCCCAACCGCATATGCAGTTTCAACGCCACCATGTTCTGCTGGAACAGGTTGCTGATCACGACACCGTTACCATCCGAAATCACACCCTGGGTGCTGATCTCGAATTCAATATCCTGGCGGAAGGAATAAACCAGATGTCTCCACTGTCCGACAATCAACGGATAGCTCGCCGAAGGTACCCCATTCTCCGGGAAGTAAATCGGAGTTCCATCCAGGGTGTATTGCATCGGTGCAGCTGGATCCCGATTGAAAATCGGAACACCCTCTCCGGAGCGCACGCCACGCAGCTTGCCCTTCATTCCCAGATGAGCATAACAACCGGTCACACCGAACCCGTCATTTTCCACCAGCGCAAACAACCCACTCTCGCCCAATATGTCATCATACAGGTCTGCACCTGTACCGATGGTCACACTGTGCCCGGCGGCTGCCGCAGCGGTAACAATCGCGGTTGGCCACGTTCCCGGTTTGTTGGTGCCAAACAATTGTGCAGCTTCAATCGCTGCCATTGCCGCGTTCTTCATTTCGGGCTTGATCTCATCCCACAAAGGCACCTTGGCATCCCGCAAAGTATTCTTCGCAATCGGGACGATCACGGATAAATCCTCAGCGTAAATGGTCTTATCCTCCCAGTTAACCTCGGAGGTTTGGGCCAATCCGGTTTCAGATCCGTTAAAATACGCGGTTGCCATCGCGCTCAGCACGGGCAATTTTTCCTCGTAAACCGACATGTTGCGCAATCTGCGCGCCATCTTGAGCATCGCGCTTTCCTGCTCAATCGAATTCAACAATTCATAACTCACTTCGACTGGGACAATACTGTCAACATCAG